TGAAATGATTGATTATAATGCACAGGTTATTCCAATGCCAAAACAAAATGAAGTGAAATCTGGTAATCGTATTTCAAATGTGGTCACCGACCTTGAAACCGAAAATTTAGTTCCTGCTGTATATAAAAATTATGTGCCTTTTGGTAACTTTGATGATTTACTTTCAATCATTGGTTCTAAAAAGTTTTACCCAATTTTTATTACTGGTCATTCTGGTAATGGTAAAACAATGTCCGCTGAACAGGCATCTGCCAAACTAAAGCGTAAATTCGTTTGCGTATCAATGACACCTGAAACCGATGAATCTGATTTACTCGGTAACTTTGTGTTAATCAATGGTCAAATGGAATGGCGAGATGGCCCGGTTACTGTAGCTGCTCGTCAAGGTGCCGTATTGTGTATTGATGAGATTGATTATGGTGCTCAAAATCTTTCCTGTTTACAGCGTGTGCTTGAAGGCAAACCATTCTTGCTCAAAAAGAAGAATGAATTGGTTGTGCCTGCTGAAGGTTTCACAATCATCGCTACTGCCAATACTAAAGGTAAAGGTTCAGATGATGGTCGTTATATGTTCACCAATGTATTGAATGAGGCTTTCTTAGAAAGATTCCTTAATACCTATGAACAAGATTGGCCTCCTGTTAAGGTTGAACAGAAGATTATCAAAAAAGAATTAGAAGCAAACGGTAAAGCCGATGATGAATTTGCCGAGAAGCTTGTTACTTGGGCAGATGTGATTCGTAAAACCTTTGTTGAAGGCGGAGTTGACGAAGTGATATCTACTCGCCGTTTGGTACATATCAGTAAGACCTATGGTGTGTTTGGTAATCGTATGAAAGCCATTGAGTTATGCTTGAATCGTTTTGATGATGACACCAAAATGTCTTTCCTTGACTTGTATTCTAAAGTGGATGCTGGTGCCAATACCGAAACATTGATGGCACAAACAGTTGATATTACATTACCTGAACAGCAACCATCAGGCGACATTCAAATCTAATTAGAGGCAATGATGAGTAAGTCTGCCGTAAAACGCTTGACTTACTCTTTTTTGTATGTTAGTATTAACATATCTTGAGAGTTGAACCACCTCTCGGATGTCCTGAAATCGTGGTTCATTTTTTTTAATTATGGAGTTTTACAATGTCTGCAAAAGCAAAAGTATTGGCATATTTGTCAAAAGAAGGTTCTTATAACACGTTGACCGCACAGAAAATGCAATCTGTATTTGGTGTAGCAAATCCTTCCGCTACTATCAATGAATTGCGTAACGAAGGTCATACAATCTATTTGAACAGCCGTATCAATAGCAATGGCGATAAAGTATCTTTCTATCGCTTAGGTTCACCAACCAAGCGTATCGTTGCTGCTGGTATCGCTGCTCTCCGTTCACAAGGTGAACGTGCATTTGCCTAATTTAAGTTAGGTTCACTAGTTGAGGAGAGATATATAATAGTATCTCTCCTCTTTTTTATTTTATGGATACATTATGGAAATTCAAGTTAACATTGAAGAATTAAAAAAACACAAACTGTTTATTGCTACTCCAATGTATGGTGGCATGGCTCACGGTTTATACATCAAGTCTTGCCTAGATTTACAAACTACATTCAACCAATATGGAATTGAAACTAAGTTTTCTTTCCTGTTTAATGAATCACTTATTACCAGAGCTCGTAACTACCTAGTTGATGAGTTTTTGCGTTCAGATTACACACACATGATGTTCATTGATTCGGACATCCACTTCTCACCAAAAGATGTTATTGCATTGTTAGCATTAGATAAAGATGTTATTGGTGGTCCCTATCCTAAGAAATCTATTAATTGGGGTAATGTTGCTCATGCAGCTAGAAACCATCCAGATTTAGATCCTCGTGAACTTGAAAACTTAGTCGGTGAATATGTATTCAATGTCGTAAAAGGTACATCATCATTTCAAGTATCAGAACCATTAAATGTTTTAGAAATCGGTACTGGTCATATGATGATTAAGCGTCATGTATTTGATAAGATGAAAGATGCTTATCCAATGATTCACTACAAACCAGACCATGTTGGTCAAGCTAACTTTGACGGCACTCGTTACATTCATGCCTTCTTTGATACTGTTATTGATACCAAAGATTCAATTACTGGTGGTGGTTCTGACCGTTATCTAAGTGAAGATTATATGTTCTGTCAAATGTGGCGTAAGATTGGTGGTGAAATCTATTTGTGTCCTTGGATGAGAACACAACATATTGGTTCATATGCATTTACTGGTAATATGCCAGCTGTTGCACAATATACTGGTAAACTATGACAAGTAAAGCAGTAAAAGAATCACAAACAGCCACAACAGGTGGTCGCAAGTTTGATGGTGGTAAACTACAATATGGTTTACTACCACCACTTGCACTAAAAGCCACAGTTGAAATTCTTACATTTGGTGCTGAGAAATATGAACCTGATAATTGGAAATATGTGCCAGATTCCAAACGCAGGTACTTTGATGCCATGCAAAGACATATGTGGGCATGGAAAGAAGGCGAAGCAAATGATCCTGAATCTGGTAAGCATCACTTAGCTCATGCGATGTGTTGCCTAATGTTTCTTTATGAACATGATGTTAAATATTCGCCTGACAAATAGTTTTAGATGTAGTATAATGAAGTTTCAATTACAATATGGAGTATGTTATGCAATTATCAAATGATACAATCAATGTATTGAAGAACTTTGGTGCAATCAACCAAGGTATTCTTTTCAAAAAAGGCAAGGTGTTAAAGACCATGTCCTCTGGCAAGAACATTCTTGCTGAAGTAACAATCAAAGAAGATATCCCAACTGAGTTTGGTATCTATGACTTGAACAAGTTTCTATCGGTAGTTTCGCTACACAAAGACAACCCAACATTTGAATTCGGTGATAAAGAAGTGAAGATTGTTGGTAACAAAGGTCGTAGCAAAATGAAGTATCGCTTCTGTGAACCAACAATGATTGTTACTCCGCCTGAGAAACAATTGGCCATGCCTAATCCTGAAGTATCATTTTCTATCTCTGCTGAAGATTTTGAATGGGTGATGAAGGCTGCTGGTGTTCTTGGTTCACCACAAGTTGCAGTTGAATCAGATGGTTCTAAAGTAACAATTCTTGCCTTTGATTCGTCTGATAGTTCGGCCCACACCGATGCCTTAGAAGTTTCTGATGGTAATGGTGATAAGTTCCGCTTTATCTTTAAGACAGAGCACCTCACTAAGTTGTTTGGTGGTGCCTATGATGTGCAAATCTCATCAAAGGGTATCTCTAACTTCAAACATAAAACAGTAGAGTTGCAATACTGGATTTCTACTGAAACAGGTTCAACCTTCACGAAGGGTTAATGTGAAGGCAAAAGTGATTGTGTATGCTGGTTTTGAATAAAAACCAGCATATATAATAGTAGAGATAAAAGTTTTATCTCATTTTAAAACCACACAGTTTAGGTATGGGATTTCCATCCACCTGTGTTTAATTAAGGAAATTTAATATGTCAAGCCCAAAACTCGACCCATCAGCGGTCACATTCGGTAAACTCAGTTCTATTGGAACAAAGTTCATCAACCGACAAATCATCAGTTTCGATGATATCTATATCCCACCTATGAAAGGTGATAAGACTAATTCTGCTAGACGAAAGGGAAAAAGTCCATTTCACATCCAAAACTTAGCAAGTTCTTTACAACAAGGTATTGATTATTCAAAAATGCCACCTGTTGTTCAGAGGTCAGCAAAACAAGTTAATGGTAAAATCTATCAATGGGAGTTAGTAACAGGAAATCATCGTCTTGAAGCTTTGCGATTAAACAAATGTAAAGAATGGATTTTTGATGTTTACGATTTTTCCAATTCTGATAAGTTTTCAACTAAAGATGCTATTTCAACCTTTCAATTGCGTGAGAACAACTTTGCACCAGAATTGCCATCAACTGGAGATGATGTTATTAATGTCATCAGAAATTTGATTCAAGAGGGTTCATTAATGATTAGTCCTGATGAAGAAAGTATTAAGGACTATGTTGATAATGTTTGCACGAATATGCACGGTAATACAAGAAACAAAGTTGTAGCACAAGTGATTCGTGTATTGAAGAACTCAGGTCAAAAAGTGCATCAAGAATTTGTTACTTACACCGCACAAGATGTTGCAGACTTCATTAAAGAAGAAAAACTGGACATTGTAGTTGGTGGTAATTTTGACCATAAGCGTAAAGAGTTTGGTTGGTCTGTGTTAGAAGGATATCCACATGAGTTCGTTCTAAATGCAGCTAAGAAATATGCTGAAACTGGTAACAAGTCTTACTTTACCTTTCACACATATCGCCCTTTAGATAATCAAACTGTGAAAGATAAGCGTGATAAGATGTTATCACATTTGAGTTCTGTTGAAGAAAGTTTGGTGAAAGCTGTTGAATATTACCAAGAGAATGGTGTTTTCCCTTGGCGTGTCAACGGTTACTTACCACAAGATGTTTCTAATGATGAGAAGTCTTATATTTTTGCCTAAGTTGTTGTGATTAACATAACCTGCTTTTTAAAGTGGGTTATGTTATAATGAATTATTATATTATGAGGTGTGTGAATGGAACATTTATTGTGGACAGAGAAGTATCGTCCTAAAAGTATTGATGATTGTATCCTTCCTGAGCGGCTGAAGAAACCATTTCAGGAGTATGTTAATCAAAGTAATATTCCCAATTTGCTTTTATCTGGTGGTGCAGGTGTAGGTAAAACTACTGTTGCAAAAGCCATGTGTGAAGAAATTGGTTGTGATGTGATGGTCATCAATGGTTCAGATGAAGGTCGTTTGATTGATACCTTTAGAACCAAAATCAAAAACTTTGCTTCGTCTATGTCGCTTGCAGGCGGCAGAAAAGTTGTCATCATTGATGAAGCAGATTACTGTAATGCCGAATCAGTTCAACCTGCTCTAAGAAACTTCATTGAAGAATTTGCAGGTAACTGTTCATTCATCTTTACTTGTAATTACAAAAACAAACTGATTGAACCTCTCCATAGTCGGTGTGCAGTTATTGACTTTGCACTAAAGAATGGTGAGAAGGCACAGATGGCCTCTGCGTTTATGAAACGAATTCAGTCTGTTTTGCAAAGTGAAAATGTTGACTATGATGACAAGGTAGTTGCAGAATTAATCAAGAAGCACTTTCCAGATTTTCGCCGTGTGATAAATGAGTTGCAACGCTACTCACAACTTGGCAAGATTGATACAGGTATTCTATCTCAAATCTCCGATGTAACGATTAATGATATCATTAAGTATATCAAAGAGAAAGACTTTGGTGCAATTCGTAAATGGGTTGCAAGTAATGATATAGATGCTACAGCATTCTATCGTAAACTATATGACAATCTGTATGAGGTTCTAAAACCTCAATCTATTCCTCAGGCTGTTTTAATTCTCGCTGACTATCAATATAAAGGTGCATTTGTTGCTGACCAAGAAATCAACACAGTTGCTTGCTTGACAGAATTGATGGTTGGGTGTGAATTCAAATGAATGATTTAGTTTATAACATTTTCAAATGGATACATGATGATTGGAAATCCCACCCTTTACGCTTTATCGTTGAACTCTTGGCATGGGCAATTTCTATTGGTTGCTCTATCACAATGGCTCTCACCGTACCTCACCCACCGCTACTCATATTATATCCAATTTGGATTCTCGGTTGCAGTTTGTATTTGTGGGCTGCTTTTACTCGCAAATCTTTTGGTATGGTCGCTAATTACCTCTTACTTACTGCTATTGATACAGTCGGCTTAGTGAGAATGTTAACATGAGTAACCCATTTGATTATGTAAATGCCATTCTTCAAAACAAGAAACAATTAATCGTTGATGATATTACAGAGAAAGGTTATATACCATTTATGGTCAACCGTTCTTTGTCGTATCATAAAGACTGTATAATCTATGCGAATGAGATGAATCAAAGGCACCACCTTGGAAAGAGGCTTCAGAATGACTTTTTACTAAATACTGTGAGGTCTCAAAAAAGACCATTCGCCAAGTGGGTTAAGTCTGAGAAAAGTGAAGATATAGAATGTGTTAAGTTAGTCTATGGACTATCAGATTCCAAAGCTCGTGAAGCTCTACGCCTACTTAGTGATGAACAAATCCAACAATTAAAAGAAAAAACCAATACGGGTGGATAAACATCATGGTAGATTTAAGTAAGTTCGTTGAAGTAACTCTCAATGAACAGGATGACTTTTTGAAAGTTCGTGAAACGCTAACACGAATTGGTGTGTCATCCAGAAAAGAAAGGATTCTTTATCAGTCTTGCCATATTTTACACAAGCAAGGCCAGTATTACATCGTGCATTTCAAAGAGTTGTTTGCTCTTGATGGCAAACCATCTAACATTTCTGAAAATGATATTCAAAGACGAAATGCAATTGCAAAGTTGTTAGAAGAATGGGGTCTAGTTACAATTCTTAATCCACAAATTATGATTGACAACATTGCACCACTTCACCAAATTAAAATCATTTCATTCAAAGAGAAACAC